CATAAGAAGAGGAGTTTTTTCCATAACATTCAAAGATTTACGAGAAGTATATTGTGGAACTACTTCTGCTTGTGGATTTACTAAATTGGTAGCACCAATACCGAATAATTGTGATTCTACATCACACGCATTTTTTGATAAAGTGTTGCTAGCCATACGTCCTGCTAATAAACCGTCGCCAGCAAGTAGAGGAACTAATGGTTTTCCTGCGGTTTCATAAGTCATAAACTGTAAGCCATTTTGATATGCGTTAGATTCTAATTTGTAGTTGCCAATGCTGTTTTTATTTCTGGTAGAAGCCATTATATTATATAATAATAATATATTTATACGGGAGTTAATAATATAATTTTTGGTACAAAATTTGGTAGGAAGCGTTTTGCTTATTGAAATTGTCAGGATTTTTACAAAAATCCATATAACAAGGGATAAAAGAATCCAAATAATCATAACTAAACATGATTGCAATACCAATGTTCGCATCTTGTGATAACATAAAAGAGGCCCCTCTTAAATAAATATCACGGAACAAAGAAATGTTTTTTGTTTTATTATAAACATCATCCATAAAGGCTTTGGCGGCTTCTTCATCATATTCTAGCTCATCCTTCGATTCAACATCAATTTCTGGATCTAGACTATGAACGGGATAATTCTGTTTATCCATAGAAAATAAGTCCCTTAATAATTGCCTGTATTCAGTTGTGTTCGAATATTGAATATGCATATTTTCCCAATTAGATACTTCTATAGTCATTACTAAACATACATATTATTGTTTATGTATGTTTATACAAAATTACACAGTGGGGAAAAATTCCCAGTCGAGATCTTTACATACTTTCTTCCAAATCATATCTTGTTCTAGTTGCTTCTCACGGTCTTTCATCATAGGAATATACGGAAGGTATTGTGTCTGATCTAATAGATGACATAGTTGATATAACGTGTAAGTATAGTTGAAGAAATTTGTTCTGTTGGCAGGACAATGGACGGCCCAAGGTTTTTGAATCTCAATGAATAATACACATAATGTTTCGTGTAATTCTTCGTTCATTACAGGTGGCTTAATGCCAAATAAGGAATTGATGTATTGAATATGCTCGAAATATTTATTCAAACCTAATTTACGTAATATATCACGCATTTTGTTATAATCGATTGTGGATATATCGTGTATACGCTCTTTTTTGATGCGGGCTTTAATTGCATCAATAACTTCATCCGGTATTTGTGTTGTTTCTTTTGCTTGGAATTGTGAAAGAATCTCTTTGAAATGATTGAGTCGTATATATGCGGTATAAGACACCTCATTAGGAGGATCTTTGTTATTAGGTTTTGAACTATCAACAATATAAGTGATAAATTTAGCACAATCTGGATTATTACAAATTAATATACCCTCCTCATCTTGTGGAATCATTTCACCTCTCATACACGATTCACATAAGTCAGATGCTATCGTGATATCTTGGTTTAGGGTAGCATCACTATTAACATTTCGCCAATAATTCAAATAATATTGTTTCGACTGTGAATACTTATTGCTCTGTGGATTTGATGCTTCCTCATTTGTTGATTTGATTTTGAAGAAATTATGAATAGCTTGTGAATGTTGATTGCTCTGTTCTCGTGTTGATATAGATTTCTTTTGTTCGAAGTAATCGAATATATATTTTGAATTGTCGAGGAAATACTTTTTACGATTTGATTTGATATCTTTGATTTGTTCACGAATATTATATATTTTGTCTCGAGTTTCCATATATTCTTCTATTTGACTCTCTTTCAAAGAGCGAATATATTTCTTCAAATCTTCCTTTTCTTGTTCTAATTGTGGCAACAATTCAGTTTCTTTACGATTAAATTCATTCAGGAATTCCGTATGTTTTTCATCAATTGTATGAATAGATGTTTGATTCTTAGATGACATTATTCATAAAATTGGAGTAGTGTTTTTATGTTAATTTTTATAAATAGGATAATTAATATAATGTTATAATTTATATGTCGAGAAAAAGGAAAGCTGATACACCCATAGAAACAGAAACTGAAACCAGTAGACCATCTAAATCACAAGAATTGTATACAAAAAAAGTGTTTTCACTGGATGATTTAATATCTTTAGAAGCAAGACGTGCTTTTACAAAAATATATAAAATACAAACTGAATTTCCAGAGATGAAATTTATAACAGCTCGCGATTGGTGGGAGCCTAGTAGTCCGACTACACAATGTGGCAATGTGATAGGGAAATGGGATAATAATACACCTTGCTATATTTGTGGGTTGAAGTTAATAGACGATAATGTAAATGAATTTCCACCGGAATGTGAACACATATTGCCTGTATATCAAGGTTCTTTATTGTTAGAACTATACAAAGCATCTGTTGACAAAAAGAATATATCCCCAGAGCATAATTTAGAATATGCTTGGTCTCATAGATGTTGTAACCAAATAAAGTCAGATACATCTTTTTTAACAACAAAAAGAAAAGGTAAAGATGAAGTATTCGCCTTACATTATAATAACACAAAGAACATATTAAACACTATATACAAAGGAGATCGATCTTACTGTCAAATATTAAAAAACAAAATCAATAAAATGAATAAAAATACCTGGGTAAATCAGCGCACAATTAGCATTGGTGATAATCAGATAAACCCAATTATTGAATATTTATCACAATCATTAAACCAATCGAAAGGACTATTTTATCTCGGTATTTTATCAAACATATTGAAATCCGTAGACCAAAATACCTTGTATAAGGCTCAAGGGATGGAGCAACCGTTGCCGCCATTAGATATGTTACAAACACGTATAATTTCTTATACGGAAATAGGGAATGTTCTTATCAATTTGATAGTAAGTAACGCAACTACAATTGTAGATAGTAATTATTTATTGAAGACATTGTTTAATGATAATATTGAAGTAAAAAACATACAGCAATTAAGTGGTGTTGTTCCAGAAGCATTAATGAATAGATTAAATAATCCCTCTCAAAACGCGAATGTTTTTACAGAACGAATGATTTACCAGGATGTATTTATGTATTCAACAACAAACGGAATTGATGAACGTAAGAGCGACAGTTTGGGTAAAATGAGTATGGATTATGCATTATTGCGATTGGTATTTACAAATATGATAAAGGTAGAAAGCGCAGGAACTGCGTCTAGGAGTCAAATTAAATTATTACAAAATGGTATCAACATTTTAAAACAGGAGATACAAAAAAAAGAAAATGATATACAATCGTTTTTAAATGAAAACGAATTGAATAACGAAATAGCGACTTTTATAAAAGAATATACTGATCTAATGATTGACCCAAACATTACTATAGAAAATACTAATTTAACACATAATAAATTATTGTCATATCGCCTTGAATTCGCAGAAAAATATGGTTTGAAGGATGATTTACGTAATGAACCGATAGAAGAAACAATTAATTTATATGAAGTATCAGCATTACAGAAATTACTGAATATTATTGATGACGTAAATAATGCGAACGAAGATGAAAAAGAAAGCGTCATAGAAGAATTGATGAAATTATATGAAAATGAGAAAGAAGAATTAGAAGAAGAAAAAGAACTGATGACACCGCAGCAACAAGCTTATTTGGATGATGTAATACAAGCAGCAAACGCGTTAATCGCATTAAAAGAAACCAAGATGACAGTGGTTGAACCGACTGAAGAAGAAGTCGACGCTGCAACCGGATTATTGGGATTGAAAGATGCCATACAAGAAGAGAACAAAACAAGTGAAACTGAAGCATTAAAAAAAGGATTCGCTGATCTATTTAATATTTCAAACACATTCAGAAGCATTCCTAGACGAGCTGCTGTTCCAAGCAGAATGGCACCGTTGAGAGGACAAGGAAAAAAGAGGAAAACAAAAAAGAAGATGACAAAACGAAAACGGGATAACAAAAATAAGAGGAAAACTCGTAGACAAAGAAAAAAATAAGTCTATTGAGGCATATATAGGGGCAATGTCATCCAATCAAATTGATATAGAAAAAGCCAACCTTACACCAAAAGCTATACAAAAATTATTATTTTTATCGAATGCTTTAGATAACGGATGGTCGATTAAGAAATCAAAAGAATCTTATATTTTTACCAAAAAACACGAAAATAAAAGAGAAGTATTTCAAGAAGATTATTTAGAAAAATTTGTATTGACAAATGCTGTTGGCAATATATTGCCAAAATGAAGATTTCAAGTACGTATTTTTGTAATTTACAAATATCAATTACAAAAATAAAAATACCAAATTTGTGACTGTAATAGATAAGAAGTGAGTGACAAAATGATTATTTTTGTTTGACACCGTATTACAAGAGGGTTTATCGTGTTCTTTTTTTTGGGAAAACAATGATAAAGAATGTTTAGGAATTTTTTGTGTATTTTCCCCAGATTTTTTTCTATCCTAATACTATATAATCCAACAATGGCTGGAGGACTTATGCAACTTGTCGCCTATGGCGCCCAAGACGTGTTCCTTACCGGAACCCCCGAGATCACTTTCTGGAAGGTGTCTTACAGACGCCACACTAACTTCGCTATGGAGTCCATCGAGCAGACCTTCTCTGGTCAAGCCGACTTCGGACGTCGCGTTACCTGCACCATCTCCCGTAATGGTGACCTTGCCTACCGCACCTACCTTCAGGTGACTCTTCCCGAGATCAACCAAAACCACGCTCACAGTGCTCGTTGGTTGGACTTCGTGGGAGAACAGCTCATCGCCCAGGTTGAGATTGAGGTCGGAGGCCAGCGCATCGACCGCCAATACGGTGACTGGATGCACATCTGGAACCAGCTTACCCTCTCCAAGGAGCAACAGGCTGGCTACTACAAGATGATCGGAAACACCACCCAACTCACCTACGTGACTGACGCCACCTTCGCTGGTGTGTCTGGACCTTGCGCTGGTGCTGGTGCCCCCGCCCAGGTGTGCGCCCCCCGCAACGCCCTTCCCGAGACCACTCTGTACGTGCCTCTTATGTTCTGGTACTGCCGCAACCCCGGTCTTGCCCTTCCTCTGATTGCCCTCCAATACCACGAGGTCAAGCTTAACATTGACTTCCGCCCCATCGGTGAGTGCCTGTGGGCCATCAACACCGCACCCTCTGCCGCCCAGGCCTCCGCTGCCTACCAACAATCCCTTGTTGCCGCTTCTCTGTACGTGGATTACATCTTCCTTGATACCGATGAGCGCCGCAAGATGGCCCAGAACCCCCACGAGTACCTCATCGAGCAGGTGCAGTTCACTGGTGATGAGTCTGTCGGTTCTTCCTCCAACAAGATCAAGTTGAACTTCAACCACCCCTGCAAGGAGCTTGTGTGGGTCGTCCAACCTGATGAGAACGTTGACTACTGCGCTTCTCTTGAGAACGCTAACCAGACCCTATGGAAGACCATGGGAGCTCAGCCTTTCAACTACACTGATGCCATCGATGCTCTTCCCAACTCCGTGAAGGCTTTCGGTGACGACCTTGTTGCCCCTACCTCCACCATTGAGGGAGGTCTTCTTCAGGATACTGAGGGTGCCGTGTCTGATGCCGCCACCTTCGTGCTTGCCGAGACTGCCCTTGACATGCACTGCTGGGGTGAGAACCCTGTCGTGACCGCCAAGCTTCAGCTTAACGGCCAGGACCGCTTCTCCGAGCGTGAGGGATCTT